TGATTGTTCTGTATACTAGCTTGACCTTTTTTAAATCCAAAGGTTTTATCCCACTGGTCATTTTGTCTATCATACTGCTCTTGCTTTTGTAGATAATTTAAATGATTTTTACTTGCCCTATAAATATCATCACCAAGTTTATCCCATCCACCATAAGGATTTTTTAATTGCGGTGCTTTAAGCATTCTTATATTTGACATAACTTCTTCCCTTATTGATACGTTTGTGTATAATCTGCTAATTGTTTCTTTTTCTTATGATTTGTTCCAAAGATTTCATCAAAAGCATTTTGTGAATTATCTTGTTCTAAATTCTCTTTAGCTATTTGTCTATCATTTAAAGACTTATTATAGTTATAATTTTGTCTTGCTAAATTATTAGCTTGTTTAGCCCATTTATAATTGTTATATGCGTTTATCCCCCCAACTACAGGAGTTGCAAATTGTCCTAAATTTGCAAGATTTTTACTATTAGAAAACCAGTCATAAATACTATCCCAACCCATTCTTTATCCTTTTTTATGAAAAATATAACCTTTTATTTTTGTAAAAAACACCCCCTTTTTTACAAAGTTACAAATTTATAATTGACTTATAAATTGTGCCTCTTCATATTCTGTTGCTGTTCCATCATTTACCTTTTGTTCAAGCTGGGCAAGGGAATTATTTGACTGCCCCGTTGTATTAATCACATTTTGATTTTTATTACTTGGTTGAGCCTTTGCCCCTATTTCATTCCATAAATTAATTAAAAGGCTTGGATTATTTAAAATTCTCATTCCTGCTTCGGGATTTGTTTTGTGTATATCCCCTATTACTTTTTGCATAAACTTAGAATCATATCCAGGTACTATTTGAGATAATTGCTTATCAAAATCCTTTAAAGCCTCTAATTTTGTTTGATGCTCAAAATAAGCTTTTTGTTCTTCTTCTTGTTGTTTAAATGATTTATTAATCTCTTTGGTATCTTTTAATAATTCCTTATCCTCTTTACTTAAACCATTGTCATTAATAAGACCTAATTGCTTAAATTTATCAAATAATTCAGTTATTGCCTGTGCTTCTTCTAATGGGATTTGTTCTTGGTGTTTATTGTCAGATAAACCGCTGATCATCTCTTTTATCTCATTAATCTCATCTTTACCTTGTGTTTCATCTTTAGCATTACCTTGTGTGTTCTCATCTTGTGTTTGTGCTACTTGATTAATCCCTAAAAATGATAAATCAACATTATCAAGGTTTAAATCTTTGGTTTGTCCTGCCTCATTTCCTTGTTGCTGCTTTTGTTCTTGGACATTAAAATCATTACTTGATTGTTCTTGTAAATGATCCTCATTATTTTGTGTAGCTGTATTTGCTGTTTGTGTAGCTGTGTCTTCTGCTTGTGTTGTTTGTTCTATTTCATACATTGAATTTCTCCTGTGTTTGTCTATCTTCTTCTATTTTTAATTGATTGGCAATTTCATTTGCAACTATACTAGGTAAACTTTTCATCACATCAAGGGTTTTTAATTGACCCATAATAAAATGATTAGTTTCCATAGTCTTAGGACAAGCTTGTTCTAGTAAGTTTGCCTTATGTTCTTCTAGGTAATTGTTTATATATTTCCATGTTTTACTCTCCTGTAATTTGTGTAGGTTGTTCTGTAATGTTGTTAATTCCATCTTTATAATACTCCTCGTAATTTTCTACTCCAAGCAACGGCAATATTTCTTTATAATAAAATTTCTCTGCCTTTTGGATTTCCTGCTCTTTGCCCGTTAATTGAGCAAGTTGCAACATTCCTTGATAAGCAGTAGTTTTTGAGTTTAATTGTTGCTCTTTATTTGTTGCACCAAGGCCAACATCTACACCAACTCGATACTCTATTTTTTGTTCCCTATTAATTCCATAAAAAAATTTAGCATCACCATATGCCCATACTAATTCTGTAATTTTTCTAAATAGAGGTTTTATTAATGTTTCATTGCAACATCTTATATAGTGTGCTAAAATCTTATTTGATTCACTTGTTAGTATTGATATTCCTGTAGCTGTATTATTTAACTGCTTATTATTTGAGTTTCCAGAGTTATAATCTGTAACCCCTATTGCTTCTTGACCCTCCACTGATAATCTATCAACATTAAAAATACTATCTTTTATATTAGGCATATTTAATTCTTTGATTTTGTTAGGATCCCCTTTGATAATCAATTGTTTTTGATTAGTAAAGTCAAAGGGGTTTAAATTATTATCGTTAGTTAAATATCTTGGATTTAACTGCCTATCAACAATATCAAGCTGTTGGTTTCTTAAAATAGTGATTTCTCTTTGAATAGGCATTAAAGGTGCAATAATTGAATCTCCATAGGTTCTAACGGCACTATCATCACCATTTGGATTTACCTTTTGATTTTTAATTTTTCCAATTGTTAGAGGGTCTATAAATTCAATTTTCTTATTTTCTCTTAAGACAATATCCCTATTAAATATAGTAGATACAAATACTTCATCATCTTTTGTTTCATATACTTCTTGGAGTTTTATTCTCTTGTATTTATTGTTTTTATAACCAGGTGCAATTTTTTCTAAATCTACATTTATATCAAAAATCCCTTTTTCTTGATAAGCTTTTATTTCATTGGGTGTAAGTGTTATATTGTGTACTTTATATTTATTGTCTTTGGAAGTTTTTGCCTGGCTATCATACATAATATCTTTTATTTCAATAGCTTCAACCTTAATACCATTATCCCACCAAACTTTAAGGGCTACAGTGCCATATATGAATAAATCTTCAAAGGCTTTTGAAAGCTCTTCAAATAAATCACAATTTTCATCATCTATTGTGTAATAATCCACTGCATTTTGTAAAGCCTTTATTGCCTCATGATTTATTTTAGTATCCAAAAAAGGGATAAAATTTCCTAGCACAGGATTATAATAATTGCCTTTTTTTAGTGTTGGTTTTTCATTAATTTTTGCAAATTGCTTATTAGTAAAATAAGCTTCTACAAAATCAGCTCTAATCCTGCTTAGCTTATTCATTATGTAGTAAAAAGGGATATTGCTCTTCCCTTTTAGCTCTAAATATTTTACTGCTTGTTTATCTAATAAGGCTTTATAAGCCATGTAGTAATCATTAAAATATCCTAGATATGAATCTAAGCCACCTTGTGCTTTATCTATCATATCAATTAGTTTTTGCTTATTTCCCATATTCTTCCTCACTTATAATTTTATAAATTGTGTATATTGAAATGTTTTGTACCCTTGCAAGTCTTTTAACTAATCTATTTTTTTTCTTTTTATCTTTTTTGATAAGTGGTATCGCTCTTTTAATAAGCTTTCTTATCCTATAAGTCTTGTGGGTCTTTTTAGGAATTATAATCTCTAAACCTCCTAATTTCTCACATATTTCATATGCCATAGCCTCTCCAAGTTTATCCACAAGTAAAGCATAATTATCCACTTTAGCATACATTACCAGGCTCCTTGTGGCGGCACAAAATATTCTTCATTACTTGCCCTAGCTTCTTCATTAACTACTATATAATCCTCATAATAAGACAAAGCTACGCTATCCGCCTTATCAGGCGAACGACCTATAACTTCTTTTATCTCATCTTTAGCACAAAGCTTAATTAAGCCCTTTTGGGTAATTGAATAGGTAATTGCTAATAATTCTTCTTCTAATTGTTCATCATAAGGGGTATATGCACCTTTTTTAATTGAGTTTGCCAAATTATGGTACATTTGAGTTCTTTTATTTAAGTAAGCTTGGTCTGTTGATTTGTAATTAGAGTTACAATCTTGAGCAATACCTCTTAATCCAATTTGGTTACATCTATCAAAAACACCTACACCTAAGCCATTAGTATCAATATTTATATAACTTGGCTTTTCTATGCTAGTATTATATTCTTTAGCTATTTTTGAAGCTGTTTGCATAGTATCTTTCTTTTCCCAGCCAATGAACCCTAAGCCTTTATAACCTTTTCTTTTATAAATATATGTTTTATCATTTCCGTATCTAGCAACATCATTACCCCAAATATTTAGTCCTGTATCATCAATTATTCTTTTATCATCAAAAAATTTTGATAACATTTCAGGTGTAAATAAAGCATCTGTTTGAGTTTTTGGAAACTGCCCCTTAACTCTTACCCTATAAATATCGCTATGCTCTCCATAGGCTTCTTTCATGCCCTTAATCCAATCTTGCTTAACATTATTAGATTTTTCACAATCAAGGTGAATTCTTCTATACTGTTTTAAGAATTTGATGTTATTATGTGAATCATAAAATCTTCCAACAGTTCTTGTTGGATTTGAACACATAACAACTAAATATTTATTACCAGTTAAAGCTCCCTCTATTACTTCAAATACTTCATTAGATATACCACTTGCCTCATCTATTATATAAAGTACAAAACTACCATGTACACCAGCTAAGGCTTCACTATTATTCTTTCTAGCTGTTCTAGCTACTGCTTTATTTTTTTTACTTACTCCGTATAGGGCATGTTTTGCTTTAACATCAGCAAGAGGTTTAATAATAGGGAAAAGATTACTTGCCCACTTTTTAAGTTCTGGCATTAATTGATTTTCAAGCTGTGCAGACACAGGAGCAGTTAATACAAGCTTTGCATCATTTTTAGTTAATCCTATATAGTTTGATAAATTAGCTAAGATAAACGTTTTGCCTGTACCATGTCCAGAACGTACGCTTATTTTCGTTTTTTCATTAGTTTCTAATGCTTCATCGATTTCATAAATAAACTTAGCTATTTGCTCATCTTTAGGTGCCACATTGACACCAAATTTTAAAAAGTTTGAGAAAGTAGAAGATATTAGTTTTATTTGTTCCTTTTGTTTTATATTTACAAAATCTTCAATAGCAATAACATTAAGATATTTTGATGTCCACTTAAAATATGATTTAGTCATTTTTGCCCCTTAGCCATTGCTGTACTTGTTCATCTACTGAAATCTCCACTTTATCTTTATATTGACCTAAATGCCTCATTAGCATATCAAGGTTTTTGCTCTTATCATGAAATTTTAATTCTATGCCTAGAAAACAACCATCTTTATCAAATACTTCTTTAGCTCCTGAAATAAATGTAGTATCAATTTCTTGCAAATCTTTGACCCTTATTCTTCCATCTTTTAGCTCTATAAAATCTGTAGCATTACCAAAAGCAAGTTTTCTAATCTCATCCACCACATCTTGGGCTTTTAGTTCAAGTTTAACTGCTCTTTTATTAATCAATTGTTGAATATATTCCTGAACATGTTTATTATTAGCATTTGTTAGCAGCCTACTTGAATTTATTCTTGCTGTTTCTTCTTTGCATTTGTAAACTTTTTTATATGCTCTACTTGCATTTAAATCAATAATATATTCTTTTGCAAACATTCTTTGCTTTTGAGTTGGTCTCTTTTTTATAGCCAAACTTTTCTCTTCCTTACTCTACTTCTTTAAAAAAATATCCATTTTCTGTTTTTTCATTAGTTTCTAAGGATTTTTTTAATTCATCTTCTGTAACTTCTGACCTTCTAGCACATTCTTTAATTCCTTTAATTTTAGTCTTATAAGCCCCGCAAGGAGATATTCTAAGGATAATTATTTCATCATCATGACTTTTATCATCTTTTTTATTCTCATCATCATTTACATTTGATGTTACAGTATCTTGAACATCTTGTAAATTCTTTGCCAATTCCTCTTTTTTATTCTCAATTATTTTTTTTAATTGTTCATTTTGAATAGTTGATTTAAAATCATTGTTTTCTACTAATCCTACTTCTTTAGCTTCTTTAAGCAATTGTTGTCGTTGTTGTATAGACATGGTTTTCCTTTTTTTAAATTTTATTTGTAATTTTAACTTTCTTCAAAAAAAATATATAGGGTAAATTTTTAATACCCTATAATTATATATCGTGATATTTTTGTTTAAGTTGTTTTAGTGTGTCTTCAAAAGAGTATGTATTATTAGACAAACCTTCTATTGCTTTGCCTTCTGTTACATTGTATGTCTCTCTTACTCTTTGAATAACAGCTGCAAATCTATTCGTTATAGTAAGTTTATTATCTGTTTGAGTTGTTTTATCCCATATAGTTGTTGGCTTTTGATTATTATCTAAATTATTTCTCATCGCTTATCTTAACCTCAACCCTAGGATAATCTTTATCATAATCAAAGTCATAACTTCCTGCTATATATTTATCATTTAAAGGTCTTTGAAATATTGCATCATTAATACCTTTTGCTATATTATCCGTATCTCCATGGGTTTTATCTTTGTAAAAAACTTTAATATTTACATAATATTTTTTATTTTTTGAAAATACATTTTTAGGCAATTTGCCAAATTTCCTAGCAAAAGTAGCTACTATGTTAGACTTCCATAGCAAATATTTTTGATACTCTTTGTCCATAAATTTCTGCCTAAAGGTAGTTCTTTTATAAGGCGCTGGATTTTTATTATAATTTGTAATTGTGAATTTGTATATTGTTTTAGTTTTTGTTGTCATTTTGAAATACCTTTATAGATATATTCAATTAAGTTAATTGGTATTCTAAAAGTTTTTTCAGTTTGTCTATTTTTGTTGCATACTAAATATCTTTGCTTGTCTTCAATGGCTTTTAAGCCCATTTTGTCCTCCTCAAGGGTTAAAAACAAAGCTATATCACTATCATACTTTTGGTCTCCACTTGATTTAAAAGCCAATCTTTTACTTTTAATATCTTGTTCGCTCACCTGGTTTATAAAAAAAATTAAAACATCTCTAGTTTGTGCAAATTCACTCAATTTTGAAGATATGTAAGAGTATTTTTGATATTCCTCTTTGTGCTTTAAAGATTGTAATTTCATCCTTGAGTCTATACCAAAGCAAAAATAATTATCTTCTGCTAGTAAATCAATCTCATTGCATAATCTTTCAATATCCCTTGTTCCCTCATCAATATAAAAATTATCCCATTGAACATTGTTAATTAATACCCTATCAAGCCTTTTTATAAAGTTTTTCTCCCCCATCTCAAAATTAAACCATGCCACTTTTTTAGAGTTTGATATATTTGCACAAATGGACATAGCTAACTCTGTTTTACCTGTAAAGCTTTCCCCTGCTATATTTATAAATTGTCCTGTTTCAAATCCTCCACCAAAGAGATTATCAAGTCTATGTATTCCCGTTGAATATTTAGGTTTTTTTACTTTATTTTTTACTCTTATTTTGTATTCCCTTGCACTTACCCCAGTTCTTAACTCTTGTTTTTGATGTATAATATCAAGCATTTTGATTTTATTTTGATATAATTCTTTTTTTGCTTTTATTTGCTCATCAATACTAGATAATGGGTCTTTTAGAATTTTTGCAAGTTTTAGATTTAACTTTTTATATTCTTTTATTTTTTCTTCTACCATCATATTGCTTTAAGTGTTTCTTCTTTGAAATCTTCGTAATTGATTTCTTTTAATTTATCCATGTACTTAAGCATTGTGTCAAATGTTACCCATAGTTTTGAAGTTAGTTCTAAATATTGCAGTACATCTAATCTTGTTCTTTTTGATATGTATTGTTCGACCATAATTTCACTAATAGGTTCTTTATTAGCTTGTAAATTTGAAATTGCTTTTGCTACTAGTTTATTAGTTTTATTGCTTTTAAAAAGTTTATAATCTATTTTATAATCTTCGATTTCCACTTTATCCATATCACTAGCTTTGTCTTGTTGCAAAAAAGTATTTAAAATCAATTGTTCAATTTCTAATCTAAAATTTCTCATAATTTAATTCCTTTATGTCCAGCCACCATATGCTTTTTCTTCATCGCTAACTCCTTGCTCATTAACTTTGCTACTAGGGGGCTGATTATGTTTACTCCAAGTAAGTAGCTTTTGCTTCCAATTTTTAACTTGATTGCCCCTGCTATCTACCCAATTGCCACAAGTAAAATATTCTAAGAAATAGTCTGCATCTACAGTAAGCTTTTTTTCTTCAATATATTTTTTTATCTCTTCTAAGCTAGGAGGTTTAAATATCTTCTTAATATTTTTTCTTTTCTTAATATTTTGATTAATCTTCATTTTAGTAGCTAAAGTATTGATATTTTCATCAATAGGGGTATTGATATTTTCATCAATAGGGGCTAGGTATAATCTTCGTTTAATTACCTCTTTTGTTGTTTCATCTCTTAAAATTATGACTTTTAAAAAGCCCAATTTCTCAAATTTAGAAATTGCTCTTGATATAGTTTCTTTTGATTTATCAAAAATTTCCGCAAAATATCCATTTGTAGCTGAACAATAGCCACTTTTATTTGTAAGTGCAGTTATATCAGCATAAAGCACTTTTTCAAAAAAATTAAGCTCTTTTGAATATCTAACATCAGCTGTTAATATTGAATAATAATTAGGTTGTTCTTTCATTTTTTTATTCTCCTATGTGAAATTTTTAAGCGTAAATTCTTTCTCTTTTTTGTTCCCATCTTTGTATAGTTCTTGTTTGAAGCTCCATGACCTTTTCAAAATCATCATAAGCTATATCATAATAAGAAGATACCCCCATATGTGCATTTAAACTTGCGTATAATACCCTCATAGATTCTTGCTCATTAAGCGTAGGGTCGCATTCTTTCATAATTGACACTAAGATATAAGTATTACTTCTTATTTTTCTCATTTGTTCTTTTGAGATTGTTTTAACTTTACTTTCTTGATTGTTTACTAGTTTTTCAAGGAGTTTAATCATAAGCTCATTGGTTTGTTGCTGGTTATTCATAAATTGGGCTATGGTGTTATTAGCTTGGGGTTTGTTTTCTAGTTTTTCTTTCATTAAGAAGAAGGCTTTTATAAGGTTTACCTTAAATGCTACCACTTCTTTTGTATTTTTTAAAAAAGTGATAAGCAACGTTGCTTGTTGTTCGTTGAGTTCTGCAACCTGCTTAATTCTACCTTGAATTTGTTTCGCCGATTTGAAATCGGCGAAAGGAATTTCCCCAAAATTCTCTAACTCTGCTTTATATTTTCGTATAAGGTCTCTAATGCTCTCATATCTTGTATTTGTATTATCTGCTATTATCATAGCTGAAACTCTTGGCTCATTTCTAATTACATCTATTTGAATTTGGTTTTCTTTCATCATTTGCTCCTATTATTTTGCTTAAGTCTTGCAATTCGTATATCAAGCTCTGATAAAGTTTTTTCATTGCTATATATCTCTTCATCTTAATCTCCTTGCAAAAGCATCTGCTTTTTTGCTTTTTTATACATATTCTTTGATACCTCAAATCCATAGCAATTCCTATTTAATATTGCACAAGCTCTAAGTGTACTGCCACTTCCCGCAACTGGGTCTATTACTGTATCCCCTTCATCTGTAAAAATATTTATTAGTTTTGATAAAACATTAATGGGCTTTTGTGTGGGATGTATTTTTGGAATATCTTTATTATCTTTTCCCCATTTAAACCAATTAAATATCATCTTTCCGTTGTTATTAAATTTTGGTAGTTTTTCTCTATAAAGCACAAGTGCATATTCTGTTGCACCTACAATCTTCATATTTGCTTTTAAAACTTGTGCAGAGTAGTTTTTAATAAAAGTTATTGGGTAAGAGTTTTTAAAGCCATATTTCTTAGCATATTCAATTACCATACTCATTTGCTCAAAGGAACAAAAGACAATCATACAAGGAGCTTTGCCTATTTTCTTTGGCTCTTTGATTAATAGCTTATTACAAAAGTGCATATACTCAGCTATGTTAAAATTATAATCTGTATTAAAAAAAGCTTTACCTGCTTTTTTACTCTCACCATTTTTATTGTCTCCATTGATATACCATTGATTTGAACTAGCATAAGCATTTGCACCAAGGTTGTATGGAATATCGGCTATTACTAATTGGGCTTTTCTTATTGCATATCGTTTATAGTTTTGAAAATTATCATTAAATAACTCTATTTTTAAATCTTTATTTGCAAATAGATTTGTTTCTAGTAATGCACTCATAATTTAAGTCTTTTAAGTATTTTATCTTTCATTTAAGCACTGCTTTACTTTTTGTGCTAAGGCTACTTGTCCCTTGCCTGTAATTTTAGTAGTTACTGTTATTCTAGTACTTCCATCTGGGTTATTAATAGTTCGCTCTATTACTTCAAAATATCCATTATCTATATACTTTTGCATTGGTTGATTAAATCTGCTACCATTTGCTATTAGATATTTATTATCTCTTAGCCAAGAAAATAATCTATTTTGACCAATTTTAAAATCATTTGTTGATATGGCTTTTGCAAATTGTCCTACTAATATTGAGCTTTCACTTTGAGATACAGAATTTGCAAATAAAACTTTAGGGCTATCTTTTTCTATTTTTTTGGTAAGTACAAGATTACTACTTCTTAAATCTTCAATTACTTTTTTATTGTAATCTAATAGCTGGTCTATGCTTAGAGGTTTGTTTGCTTGTTTTTCTACTTTAATAAAGTATTTTCTAACTTCTTTACCTTTGCTATTATTTTCAAGCATTGCTAACTCTTTTGCCATATCTATTGTTACAATAAATTCCGTTGCTTTTCTTCCTCCTGTACTTTCGCTCAAAAATGAGCAAAAGTCTACACCCTCTTTAAAATCGTATTTTTCAATAGCTCTTTTTATCCATGTATCAAATCTAGTTTTTATTTCTAAGTAATCATAAATTTCTCTCGCATTAACAGAATTAATCTCTGCACCATTAATCTTATTTTTTGAAATTTTAATTAATTGTGATTTTTCATTTAGTCCCATCATTTGCTCCTAAAGCTGTGCTTTTGTTTCTTCTAATCTTAAATTCAAAAGATAAGCTAAAGAACATAATTCCCTACCATGGGGATTAAGGGCAATAGCTCCTCTAAGCTAAGCTCATCTTTATTATCAAAATGTTTTGTCATCTTTTCAGA